ACCGCCACTGGACCTGTTGCAGGTTTCGATCCCGTCCTGATCTCCTTGATCAGACGGTCTATGCCTAAGCTGATTGCTTATGACATCGCTGGCGTTCAACCGATGACTGGTCCTACTGGACTGATCTTCGCAATGCGCTCACGTTATGGCACAACCAGAACTGGCACATCGAACGAAGCCTTCTTCAACGAGAGTGACACTGAGTTCTCGGCAGAGAACGCAGCATCTGATCTCGGTCGCACCGCTCAAAGCGGAAGCAACCCTGGTCTGCTGAACGACAGTGGCACCTACACCGTCTCTGACGGTATGCCGACTGCTGAGAGTGAGGCACTGGGCGATGCTTCTGGCAACGCCTTCGCAGAAATGAACTTCTCGATCGAGAAGGTCACTGTGACTGCCAAGTCACGCGCTCTGAAAGCAGAGTATTCGCTCGAACTCGCCCAAGACCTGAAAGCAGTTCATGGTCTTGATGCTGAATCTGAGCTTGCCAACATCCTCTCAACAGAGGTTCTTGCCGAGATCAACCGCGAGGTGGTACGTACCGTCTATCGCATTGCTCGCCCTGGCGCTCAGAACAACACAGCAACTGCTGGCGTATTTGACCTCGACGTTGATTCCAACGGTCGCTGGTCGGTTGAGAAGTTCAAAGGACTCCTCTTCCAAATCGAACGCGATATGAACGCGATTGGTCACGAGACTCGTCGTGGAAAGGGTAACATCCTCATCTGTTCTGCTGACGTTGCTTCGGCATTGTCCATGGCAGGTGTTCTGGATTACACCCCTGCTCTCTCTGGTAACAGCAACTTGCTTCCAGACGACAACAGCAGCACACTGGCAGGCACCCTGAACGGTCGCATCAAGGTCTATGTTGACCCTTATTCCGCTAACGTAAGTGATCGTCACTTCTACGTTGCTGGTTATAAAGGTTCTAGCGCCTATGATGCTGGACTCTTCTACTGCCCATATGTGCCCCTGCAAATGGTTCGCGCCGTTGGTCAGGACACATTCCAGCCCAAGATCGGCTTCAAGACCCGCTACGGCATGGTCGCTAACCCATTCGCAGAAGGAACAGCACAGGGGAGTGGTGCTCTGACTGCAAATGCTAACCGCTACTATCGTCGTGTGTTGGTTGACAACCTGATGTGATCTAATAGGATACACATCACTGGGACCCCACTGGGGTCCTTTTTTTATGCCTAGGGATATTTGCTGATTCCCTCACCAGAAATTGACTTGGGGGTGACACTTATGTTAAATATAATTATACTGAGATCGTCTCTGATGCCTAGGTCTACCATGCTGAAAACTGATTTACTTGCTAGATTGTATAAGGAGAAAACCAAACTGTATGAAGGTGAGTTTGAAGAGGATCAGACTGAGGAATGGCATCACGGTGCCCACTTCGCATATGGTAAACTATTGGAGATCATGAATGAATACCGTCAATGAAAGATCTTGATTTTATCGATGACCTCCTAACCACACCCGATGAAGAACCTCCAAAGAAATCCGAAAACATCACTGATGCTGATGCCAAGGACTGGGAAGACTTCTGGAATGGTATTGACGAAGAATAAACCATAACCCCCTTTAATGTGATGCTATTTGGAACTACGGCTGCACAACAACTATTGACATTCGGTTGCACTCTTGCAATTGGGTCACTGTACATATTAGTAATCACATGTAAAGGTCATTGATTTAAGTATGTTCCTATAAATAATTAAAATAGGAACATACTCATGGCTTCATATGGAGGCACTGACCAGACTATGCTCTGGTCTAAGCAATTAGAGAACAGGAACTTCCTGTCACCAATTGGATTTAAGATGCTACTGGAACAGTTTCCAAAGGTAGTTTACTTTGCACAATCCGCTAATATTCCTGGTATCGGATTGAATACCATCGAGCAACCCACTATGATGGGGCGTGTGGTCCCATGGGAAGCACATGGTTTGAACTACGAACCATTCAACTTAACATTCCTAGTTGATGAAGATTTAGAAAACTATCTTATCCTACACAACTGGATGCGATCGATTGCAGGTGGGGATGCATTTAGTGAACGTGCTGAATATATGGACGACTATAATGTAACTTGTGATGCTTCACTGGCAATCATGAATAGCAATATGAGAACTAATTTCTTTGTTAATTTTAAAGATATCTTTCCTGTCTCGTTGAATGCATTAGAATTTAATGCTACAATTGATGGTACAGAGTATGCCACAGCAACTGCTGAGTTTAGGTATACTACCTATAACATACAAAACCTTGAAGGTGGACGGAGGAAAAATCTCAAATGAATCTAGACCAAATTCGTGACATGTGGAAAGAAGATTGCATTATTGATCAAAATGATTTAGACACTGAGAACTTCAAGTGTACTGTGATTCACGAAAAATATTTAAATATCTGGTCTCATTTTAAACTGATGGCATCTGATGCTGACACCAAAGGTCGGATGTTATACAAAGCAAAGTTTGAATACTACTCAGGCAAAGCACCTGCTAAGGTGTATGCAGAAAAACCTTTCAATCATAAGGTACTTAAAACTGATATCAATACTTACATCTGGGCGGATGATGAGTGGTTGAAAAACAAACAGAAGATTGACTACCTTGATACTTGTATAAATTACTTAGAGATGATTCTTAAACAGTGTTCCTCACGAGGGTTCCAAATTAAGAACTATATTGATCTGAGGAGACATGGCGATTACTAAGATTGCAAAAAAGAATGAAGTCTACATCAAAGTAACAGCAGAACCCCATGTTCATCAAGAACTAAGTGATCACTTTCAATTTGAAGTGCCACAAGCAAAGTTCATGACTCAATATCAAAAATGGAAATGGGATGGAAAGATCCGTTTATACTCACCAGCAACAGGTGAGATGTATGCGGGTCTTTTTGATTATCTAATTGAGTTTCTAGAACAACGTGGTTACGATTGGGAAGTTGAAGACAGTAAATTTTATGGAAAACCAAATGAATGTGAACTTCTCGTATCTCCTGAGGCAGTTGCGGGGTATGTTAGATCTTTGGGTCTTCCTTTCAAAGTCAGAGATTACCAGTTACGAGCAATTTATCAAGCACTTAGGTACAATCGCAGACTTTTATTATCCCCAACGGGATCAGGAAAATCTCTAATCATCTATGCATTGGTGAGATGGCATCTGGGGATGGATAGACAGATACTTATTGTTGTTCCTACGGTATCACTTGTAGAGCAGATGTATAAGGATTTCCAACAATATGGGTGGAGAGCAGATGCATATGTACATAAGATCATGGGAGGCACTGAGAGGTACGTAGATGCCCCTGTGGTGGTCTCTACCTGGCAAAGTATATACAAGGAACCTAAGAAGTTCTTTAACCGTTTTGATGTCATTATCGGTGACGAAGCACACCTATACAAAGCAAAGAGTTTGTCAGGTATTTTAACTAAATGTCATGATGCAAAATATCGTATTGGACTCACAGGTACTCTTGATGGTATGCATACACATCAATTAGTGTTGGAAGGATTGTTTGGTAAGTGTGAACAAGTTACTAAAACAGTAGACCTTATGAAGAAAGGTTACCTTGCACCATTGAAAGTAAATGTTCTTTTGCTGAGACATGGGTTTGTTCCATTTGATGACTATCATCAGGAGATGGATTACATAGTAAGTCATCCTAAGAGAAACAATCTCATCACAAACCTAGCATGTGATCTGGGTGGTAACACTCTAATTCTATTCAACTACGTAGAGAAGCACGGGGAACCTTTGTATGAGTTGCTAAATACTAAGGTGAGAGAAGGTCGCAAGATCTTCTTTATACATGGTGGTATTGATGCTTATGATCGTGAAGAAGCACGATCCATATGTGAGACAGAAACTGATGCAATTATTGTTGCATCTTATGGGACTTTCTCTACTGGTATTAATATCAAAAACTTACATAATGTGATCTTCGCCAGTCCATCTAAATCCAGAGTCAGAAACCTACAATCCATTGGTCGTGTACTCAGGAAAGGAGACAATAAGGCGCAAGCAGTTCTATATGACATAGCAGACCACTGCGCCAGAGGATCCAAAAGTAATTACACCCTTCGTCATCTTGCCGAACGTATCAAGATATATCAAGAAGAAAAATTTAATTACGAAATTAAGGAGATCAAATTGACACATGATTAATTACATCCGCCACGACGAACAATTCTACGCCACACTTAAACTTGTTACTGGGGAAGAAATCCTTGGTGAAGCATTGGTGAGTGAAGATCCTGATACTAAAAAAGATATGATCTTTATGCAGAACCCTGCTAAAACAAAGATTGTTGAACTAGAAGTAGATTCAGAGGAATCATCCCAAAAAGTTGCCATGGGATTTATGAAATGGATGAACTTCTCTGATGAAGATTTCTATGTAATTGATGCTCAGTCAATCGTATCTATTGCTCCTATGTCTGATGAAGCAATTATGCTTTACAAGAGATGGATCAAAAAAGAATTTAAAAACTCAGAACCTGATGAAGCAGAAGTACCCATCAACAAAAGCATGGGTCTCATCTCTAAGGTAGAGGACGCAAGGAAACTGTTGGAACGTATCTTCAAAGATACCTGAGTGTCTCTAAGCCACTTAAAGATACTGTGTTTCTGAACCCTTACAGTGTTGAGTATAATGATTTATTATTGTCTTGTCAAGCCCCCGTCACTTCGTCACCTCGTCACTTGACAAATCTGTCTTGATAAGTTAACATTATGTCATCCGTGAGTACCCTTATGTCTATGCTAATGCCACGGAAGAACGCCAAAAAGAAAGAACACTATGTAGATAACAAACAGTTCTTACATGAACTGATTATTTATCGTAACAAATGTGCAGTCGCCAAAGATAAAGGACTGACCAAACCTCGTGTTTCTAATTATATTGGCGAATGCTTCCTTAAAATTGCAACCCATTTATCATACAGACCAAACTTTATCAACTATATGTATCGAGAAGATATGATTGGTGATGGAATTGAGAACTGTATCCAGTACATTCATAACTTCGATCCAGAGAAGAGTTCTAATCCATTTGCATACTTCACACAGATTGTGTACTATGCATACTTGCGTAGGATCGCCAAAGAGAAGAGGCAGCAAGCAATCCGAGAGAAAATTCTTGAACGGAAGGGGTATGAGGAGGTCTTCCACTGCGACGACCTTGACAATATCGCTGACATGAACTATATTAAGGCTCGTGTCGAGACCAATACGAGGTACTGATTGAAAATCCTTCTGATAACTGATCAGCACTTCGGTGCTCGTAACGATAGTCAACTCTATCTTGACAAGTACGAAAAGTTTTATTCAGAAACTGTCCTACCCTACATTGATAAGCATAAGATTACTGATGTAATTGCTCTTGGAGATACGTTTGATAGGCGCAGGTCTATTAACTACAACTCTCTCCAAGCAGCAAAGGACATGTGGTTTAATCCACTGAGGGATCGTAATGTCAACATGCATATGCTTGTAGGCAATCATGATATTTTCTATAAGAATACCCTTAGAATAAATTCACCACAGTTACTCCTTGGTGACTATGACAACATTACTGTTGTAGATGATCCTAGGGAATTATCTATTGGTGGTATTTCTATACTTCTCATACCTTGGATATGTGATGACAATCGAAAAAAATCCATGGATCTTATCGAGACTAGTGATGCTACTGTCTGCTTAGGACATCTTGAACTTGATAGTTTTGAACCTATTCCTGGATATACAATGGATCATGGAGATGATCCCACTATGTTCAGTAGGTTTGATTTAGTATGTAGTGGTCACTTCCACCACATATCTTCTAAAAACAATATCAAGTATCTCGGTAATCCGTACCAGATGTTCTGGAATGATTACGGTTGTGAACGTGGGTTCCATATACTAAATACTAAAACTACAAAACTTAATTTTGTAAAGAATCCCAACACAATGTTTCACAAAATCTATTATCGTGATAGTGAAACAGCGACCATTAATTATGAACAACTGCGAGGTAGTTATGTCAAACTGATTGTCGAGAAGAAAGAAGATCAAGTTCTTTTTGATAAGACACTCAGACAAATTAATAACAGTGACATCGCTGATCTCAAAATTATTGAAGATACTTTTGTGTATCTAGAAGATGTAGACGACTCTCTGGAACAGGAAGACACACTAACCATGTTGCAAAACTGTGTTACAGAGATTGATAATAAAGATGAAGTGTTTGGTATTTTAAAATCATTGTATGTTGAAGCACTTAGACTCTAAAATGTTTGTACTAGTTGACACAAGTAGCGGTGGCGTGTATGCTGTTAAGGACAGTGGCATCCAAGAGAAAGTTGTTCAAATTTTTGAACAAGAAGATGACGCTCAACGGTATTATGCTCATCTAATAGCAGATGATTATAAACGTAAACTTGATGTTATGGAAGTAGAAGAAGAAGTGGTCAAGGATAACTGTACCAATTATGGATACAGTTACACAATTATTACACCCAACGACATTGTATTTCCCCCGAGAGACGTAGATTAGTATGATTGTTTTTGAGACTATCCGCTGGAAGAACTTCTTGTCCACAGGACAACAGTTTACCGAAGTGGATTTGAATGAGTCACCATCTACATTGATTGTAGGTAATAACGGCGCAGGCAAGAGTACCATTCTTGATGCGCTTTGTTTTGTTTTATTCAACAAACCATTTCGTAAGATTACGAAACCCCAGTTGATGAATAGTGTAAACGAACGTGAACTTTTAGTAGAGGTTCAGTTTAAAATTGGCACTATCTCTTATAAAATAGTTCGTGGTATCAAACCAACCTTGTTTGAGATCTACCGTAACCAAGAACTGGTTGACCAAAATGCAGCAAACAAAGACTATCAAAAGTACCTTGAACAAAGCGTACTTAAACTTAACTACAAATCTTTCACTCAGGTTGTTATTCTTGGCAGTAGCACTTTTGTGCCTTTTATGCAGTTGCCTGCTGGTCATCGAAGAGAGGTTATCGAGGATCTTCTAGACATCCAAATTTTCTCACAGATGAATGGGTTGCTTAAAGAGAGGTTGAAAGATGCTAAGGATGAGCAACGCCAGTGTGAATATGAACTTGACATGGCACAGCAGAAAGTTGACATGCAAGTTCGTAACATAAACAACCTAGAAAATGTTGACAAGCAACACGTTGAAAATCAGCAGCAGAAGTTTGTTGCTAATGAAGATCGTATCGTAGATATTAATTTACGCATCAAAGAAGTAGAAAAAGATATTTCACTTATTGAACCTGAGATTCTAAAACTAGATCTTGCTGTTGAAAAGCATGAGAAGTTTAAGGACATGAAGTCCAAGATCTATCATAAGTTAAATACATCTAAGAAGAACTATGATTTCTTTGTAGAGAATCAAACGTGTCCTACTTGTACTCAGGAAATTGATAGAGAACTTCGTATTAGTAAGCAAGCAGAACTCAATCAGAAATGTGTTGAACTAACTGATGCAGGGTCGCAGATCATGGGACAGATCAGTTCCCTTAGTAAGAACCTCAAAGAACTACGTGAGAAAGCATCTAAGGTTAATGAGTATAGGTATGAGATTCAATCTCTCACCAAGGAAGAGAGGCATCTACTGAAAGATAACACTTCTATCATGACTGAGGTTGGTAGCGACACCAGTAATTTGGAGAAAGAGAAGAAAGATCTTGAAACCATGACACAAGCACTTGACAAGAAAGTCATTTCGTGTTCTAATATAAACAAGCAGACGGATCATCTTAAATCGGTTGCTAATCTCTTGAAGGATGGTGGAATTAAAACTAAGATTATTTCTAAGTTCATTCCTCTTATCAATCAGAGAATCAATAAGTATCTTCAAAGCATGGATTTCTATGTGAACTTCACGCTTGATGATAGTTTTAACGAGAAGATTCTTTCTCGTTTCCGTGA